GGCTACTGCTCAATTAACTTATGAGCCCGGAACTACAAACGCAACACCTGCGTTATTTCTCATTTCTCCAACACCGTAAATAGTGTCCGAAGTAAACAAGTCTCCAAGGTACTCTTGCTTGTACTGAGTTTGTGAACGAACACCAACCTGTTCAGCTAGAGCGATTGCATCTTTGTGTAGTAATACACCTACTCTATCAGTATCAGAGTTACCTGCTGCTGTAGGGCAGTTAGATGAAATGTACACGTCTACACCGTAGATTTGTCCAATCTTACCAGTACGGATAGCATCACCAGAACCAATGAACTGTTGCTCAGTGAATCTGTTAATGCCTAGCAAATCATTAGCACAGATTGGTGGAATGATTAATGAACGATTGTCCATTGGTACATCCGCATCATCAAGTTTCAGTAGCAATGCTCTGATTCCTGCATCTGTAATGTCTGCTGCGTTAGAAGAGTTACCAGTGTATAAAGTCGCACCGGTTGAACCGATGTACGCTTTTTCCCAAGAAGCTGCTGCTGCACCGCCTACAGTACCGCCCTGTAAACCTTCAGTAAGATTTAGTAGGTCAGTGTCCACCTGCTTAGCGAGAGCATAGCCCGCATCGTCAGTGTAGAACTTTCTGAGAGAGCTCAATGCTTGAACTTCTGTGATATCTTCAATTAATACAGAGTATTCATAGTGCTTATCAATCGAAAGATTGGTAGTACCGTGAGTATCGCCCTGAATTTTTACTTTTGTATTTGCTGCCTTAGAAGTCGCAGAACCACGAGTCGGCGTTGGAATGTGAATAGTATCACCTTTTTTACCTTTATGATTCAAGCGAGTAACTAGGGGAGCTACCACCAAGTTCGATTTGTACGCTGCGATAGTTTCATCTGACCAGATTTCTGGGATGAAGTTCGCACCTGTAGTAACCGTTTGATGGTTAGTGCCGATGACACCTGTAGCCATAATATTACTCCTGTGTTATAGTATAATCAAATTATTTGACTCTACCTTCAGCATAGGCACTGTATATTTCATCAGCTAAGTCTGCATATCTATTAGGGTCTGTTGCTTTAAGACGTATTAGGTCTGCCCTACGGTATGTTTTCTTACCTGCTGTAGATTCAGCAGAACTTCTAGATTCAGTCTTACTAGATTTTAGAGCTTTCTTTCTTGTAGCTTCTTGCTGTTCTTTTACTTCTGCAGTTTTATCAATTACAGAACGCTCTTTCCAGTGCGTAAGTAATTCATCGGCTGCATCATAATTGTAAGCATCTGCTTCTTTAAATAAGTCCGTTCTAAATTTACTAGCTTGTACCCAATCTTGAAATCCTGAATCTTGTACAATATCTATATAATCAGGATGAGTCTTTTCCAACTGTGCTTTGCTCGTGTTTTGTTGTTGTTGAGCTTGGAACTGTTGGAATTCTTGAAACTTAGGATGTTTTTCTATTAAAGAATTGACCGCTTTATTGGGGTCTTCAAAGAAATCTTCTTCTGTTTCGTTGTTTGAGTTTTGTGTCGCTTGACTTGTCTGTGGTTCGTTTCTAGATATTTCGGCTTTGAGAAAACTGTCTGATAAACTTCTTAACTCTCCAATCTCTTGGCTTTTACGTCCAAGTTCTTGTTCTAAGTTCTGATAGCTTTTGACTATATCCTCTACACTTTTACCTGAGAATTTATCCGGGACTTCAAAAGCAGGTTCTTGTGTTTCTGCTTCCCCAGCCTCTAGGGTTTCTTCAGGTTCTACTGTGTTTTCTACCTCTACATCTGCTGATTCGTCAACAGGGTCTACTACTATATTGCTCATATCATTGTCTCCGCCCGTTAGGGTTATGAAGTTGTAAAAAGATGACGCTAGTTATCTAGTTCTGTCATCGCTGCTTTTGTTGCGTCTTCTAAAACAATCATCTGTCTTAGAATTGACAACTGACCTCTGGCGAACCACAAGTCTTTTTCGTTATCAATAGATTCTAATCTCTTAACTGATTCAGACATAACCTTTAATTCTTCTATAAGGTCTGCCCATCCTTCAGTTTCTAATAATTCGATTCTATCTCTATAAAATTCTTCGTCTTCTTTCTTTGTAACCATTAAGATTTTTTATGTCTATTGCAAAAATTTCTAGCTGCTGCTTCAGAGCTAAAGCCCCATTTCTTTAGGGCAAGAGCTTTACGAGTAGGCTTACCTTTAGCATCTATCATAGGTCCCGCCATACCGGCAAATCTACAAGCAAAGGATACACGTCTACTATCTGTTCCGCTTCCTTGTGGTGCTTTTAGATTGCCTCCAGTTTGTGCATTATAAGAAGCTCTGCCTTTAGCATTTAACCCACCTTTAGGATTTTGTCCTTCCTTACGTTGCCACGCTGCTGTCTTAGACATATATTATCCTTGTAACTTTTCTTGTGCTGTAGCTATATTTAATAATGTTTCGGATTGTAAGTGTTCTACTTCTGGTATGTTTCTCATAGTTTCGCTATTTACATTCTCTGTATCTGCTCTCATCTTATCAATAGCAGCTAAATCTTTCTGTAGTTTTATAAACTTCTCTTGTATCTTAAGCTCATCAGGTTGTGCTGCTCCGGCTTCTGCTGCATTCTTCATAGCTTTAGTCTGTTCTTCTTGAGCTTCTGCTACAGTTTTTTGTACATCAGCTTGTGCTTGTTGTAATTGTAATTCCATAGCCATTTGTTTCATCTGGTCTTCTTGTGGATTACCTTGCATACCTTGCATAAGAGCTTGAACAATTTGGTCTCTGTTGTGCATACTAGAGTTCTGGAATACAGACACTAATATAATATTAAATGCTGGAGAGTCTTTAGGTATAGCTTGCAACAAACTAACCATTTGCTGTGCTTCTAACTCTTTAGCCATAATTCCCATAGTAGAATAAGGTACGAATTTATAATCTACAATAGGATACCTATCTACATCAAACTGTATCTTTCTCCACAAACATTTATTAACCATAGGAATAAGAAATGTATTTTGGAAGTTCATCAGAGTACGCTTCTGTCTTTTAATTGCAGAAGATTGTTGCATAGACATACCTGCAGACGTAGCACGCTCAGCACTTCCTTGTGTATCAGCACTGCCAGTACCCATCTGTATCATATTCTGTAGGCTCTGTACTTGCGTATAAGTGTTTTGGTCGGTGCTGCCTAAAGATAATGGCATTATTGCTTGTCTTGGGTCGCCATTAGTAAGTACAGTCTTACCCGGTCTGACCTCTAGTCTGACTCCACGCGGTAGTCGAGTCGCGTCGGCAGCCATCATTGGTGTAGTAGTCAGAGCTAACGAGTCAATTCGTGCTCTCATTTCTGCATCTAAAGCCTTTTGAGCATTAAATCCTTTCTCACAAATACCTCTACCCCAGAATTTGTTTGGTACAATATCGTGTTGGTAGTATATAAAAGGTCTGTCTTCCATCATAAATGGATTACGTTCAGCCCTTAATATGTATTCGTCGTTAGCCATAGTAACTACAGCTTCGACTAATTCATCATCATTATACTCAAAATCATCCATATCCTCGTCTTCAGATAGGAATCTTGCGGGTACTTTACCCCAGTATTCTGTGATTTTTATTTGGTCAGAAGCATCTGCTCTAGATTGCTCGGGGTCAAACCCATCAAATCTTTCTTGATTGTAGCTACCTTCTATAGGTATATCACGATAAGTACCGTTTTCTATGCCTTCTATAATGCTGTGTCTAGGCTTTACTACTTCGTGTGCGACACCTAATGCTTCATCTATATTAACAGCAGAAGGGTCTATAAGAAATTCTTTAGGACTAATTGCTTCTACCTTAACATCTATTACATTATCTTCTTGTAATATTCTTTCACTAACCATAGTTCCTTCGATAGGAACTTCTACAGGATATCTCCAAGTGCTTTCTGCTACAGATACTTTACCAATACCTGTTCCGTATATAGCACCGTTAAGAAATACTTCACACAATGCGTCTTTACAACCTGTAGATTCTAAGTCTTCTTGCAGTAAGTTTCTAACATACTCAGCATCTCTAGGGTCTTGGTCTAGCATATCATCTTTAATGTCAAACCATTTTCCTCTGCCAAATGTAGCTTCTTCGATTTCAGCAACAGATGATTCTACTGCTTGTTGTAGTGCGGGCGAGATTAGTTGCGACTTTTCAGACGTTCTAGTTCTGTCTGATGCTTGCCATATGCCACGCCATAGACGATAATATTCATCCCACTTAGATTGATAGTTGGAATCCCTGTGGTCTCTCCACTCATCTAATCGAGTGTGCAACCAACCTGCTAAACCTTGATATTTATTTTCTTCCATTAGTATCCTGCAACTTCATCATATGGTTCCCACTCCTCTTCTAATTCTATTGTGTGCATAAAGTCTGCTACACTAACTTGGTCTATGTATGCGAGAGAGTCAATAATGTCGTCGTGTGTTCCCTTACTAGGAAACTCTATTAACTGTGTCTCTAACTCGCTATTCCAATCAGAATTACGATTAAATGTAATCTTACCGTGCTCCATTCTACCTTGTAGAGCCCAAGTAATTCTATCTGCTTTCTTTTTGCCACCGTGGGTTACGTCTGTTATGACTACCCATCTACCTTGTGTTCTCATCTCGTCTTGCAGATAAGGAAGTATGGCGTTCTTTAAAGCTCCGGATTCTATTCCGACAGTAGTTGCCTGATTCTCAATTGCAGCCTGTAATATTTTAGAAGCAGTTTCTTTAATATTCCAACGCCCGTGTAGTATATCTTTAACCCACCACTTATCACCGTGGATTTTAACGATTGATATAGCTGTTTCATCTAGCTTGCTCCCTTTAAGACCACGTTCCTTTTCCACCGCTTCAAAGCCCGCAGGGTCAACCGCAATAACAAAATTGCCTTCCTCCGGTTCATTTTCATCGTACTTAATCCATTCATTTTTAAATATACCGCCAGTAAAACTTACAAAGGATGCTTCAAATTCTTGTCTAAACGCTTGCGTTGACATCGTTCTTCTAGCAACTTCTACCTCTTTAGGGTCTATTAGAGGGTTGTCTGTAGACGTATACTGGAATGCTTCCCAGTCCTCGTCTTTTTCTGCTTCAAGAAACAAATCATAGAAGTGATTCTTACCTGCAGGCGTACCAATAAAGAGTGCACCACCTTTTACATCTGAAAGTGTTGGTCTTATAATCTGTTCCCAGACTTCTACTTTCATACTTGCGTACTCATCGAGTACAACATAAGCAAGTCCTACGCCTCTTAGAGTATCTGGTCTGTCACTCCCCTTTAAGCTAATTCTTCTACCATTAACTAACTTCATAGTAGCTGTATTCTCGTGGGTAGTCTCTATAAGGTCTGTCCCGTGAAGGAGTTCCTTGAGCATATTCCACATAATATCTTTAGCTTGTTGGAATGTAGGACCTATATAAAAGACATCCTTACTTTCCGACTGTAGAGCCTTGATGATTAGTATCCACGCTGCTAGTCTGGACTTTCCAAATCGCCTACCCGCACTTACTACTTTAAATCGGGCAGTGCTATTGAAGATTTCTAGCTGTGCAGGATGTAGTTGTACATCTAACTCTTTAGCCATTACCGATACTCACAATTGTTTTGTCAATATCAGCTTCTTCTATTATTACACCGTCTTCATATGTTAGTTCTTTCTGGTCTTTCTCTTCTATTTCTACTTTCTTAGCCTCAAGACCACCAACATTAATAATTACGTTACCTTTATCTTCTCCGGACCTAAACTCTACTGACTTAGTCGTAGGTATAATTCGGTCCATACACATCTTAAGACAGGTCCTATCACCTTCGAGTGCTAAGTCTATGACCTTTTGTACAATTTCTGGTCCTCTATTAGACATCAACTCTCTACTCAGGGCTGTATACTTGTTGACACTGCCCTTAGGTCTCCCGTTAGGGTTTAAACTCTTCATACCCTTGTATAAGTTGGGCGAACCTTTATTTTTTTTAGACATCCTAACTCCTTAGTGTACTACAGTTTCAACTAAAATGGTAAATTAGAATGATAATAAAAGGTTGTTTCTAAGAGAAGCCTTTTTAGGTGAATC